AGCAGCACCACCAAAAGTACCGGCACTGGTACGCACAACAATGCCGCCCGAATGGTTATGGGAGGCCTGAGCCGCTTCGATGTTGTGCCCGTGTCCATGCTCCGGAATAGGGTGCTTGTGATTAGGGATGCTGTGGCTGTGGTCAGGAATCGTGTGGGCATGATTCGGCATCGTATGGTCGTGATCCGCAATCGTATGACTGTGATTCACACCATGCGTATGACTCGGAAGATTCGTCTCAGCCAACGTAATCGAATCAGTCGCAGACCCACCAGAAGACCGCAACGTGTAACCCGTGCCGGAACCAACCGGCACACGTTGACGCAAATCCGGCAACGTGAACGTCCCACCAGACACCCCGAACACCGCAGCCAACAACGGATAATCCGCATAATCAACCGTCTGGCCCTGACACAACAACCAGCCGGTCGGTGCCGCAGCACCAGCAAACATCGACACCGTACCCACCGGAGCGTTCTTCTCCGCCTGAGCCATCCGGTAATCCAACGACGAAGTCACCGCACTGGAATCAACACCAACCTTCGCTTGAAGGGCACTCAAAGCGTCATGGACGTTTGAGTGCATCGTCGCATGGCTGACACCACCAGACGGACCAGTTGATAACTGGTCCGAACCGGTCGGGTTCACATACGTATCAAGAGAGCCGGGAAAACTGGTTGCCATACTTATTCAGCCGTTTCGTTACCCGACGGTTCACCATCAGCCATCTGCTCTTGCAGTTTTCTGATCTGCACAGCCTGAGCGCAAATCGTAAATTCCTTGGGGAATTGACGTTCGATCTCTGCCAACAGTTCTTGCATCTCAATATTCACGCTGCCTCCAAAGCAGATAAACGTGCATCTATTTCCTGAAGAGCCTTGACCAGCACGGCAGTCAAAGCCAAACCATCAATCGCCTTATTCTCCCCAGACTCCATGTCAATGTCTGTCACCTGCGGAATAACCTCACCGACTTCCTCGGCAACAAGCCCGATAGTTCCACGTTCCCATTGCTTGTAATAGTTACAAGGGTCGTCAACGCTGCTATCACAATCACGACCACAAATGTGTGTATCGTCGTGATCTGGGTCATCTTCGCAAACTTCATTAGCGATACAGTACCGTTCTTTTTCCCAACGGTATGACACCACATTCAACTGGTTCACCAAACTCATCGTTGTCGCATACTCAGGGTTCGTCATCGAACCAGCAGAAACAGGGACAGGCGGCGACCATTCAATGATGTCCTGCTTCTCATCACGCGAAGACTGGTTAGAGATAATCGCATAAACCGTGTGGTAAGCGCCGTCATTATGGCTGCGTATATACAACCGTCCACTTGCGGCACGCATCTGTGTCGTGTGAGTGTCCGAACCGTACGAACGAATAGCGATACCAATGTCGTTAGCAGTACCCGCTACCGCCTGAATCGGCTGGGCCGACCAGTCATTAGAAGTTGTGTCATAGTAAAAACGACTTTCGCCGTAGAAGTCGCAAAAGTTGTTGCCGAACGCCGCACGCATAACGCCGCTAGTACCAATGTACACACGATCATTTGCCCCGTAAATACCTGTGTCTCCGTCAGATGACCAAGTGATTGGAGGGTCGGTTACCGACCCGTAAGCCAACTGGATTTCATTTCGCACCTGCAACACATCAAAAGATGATGTGCCAGAATCCGAATACAAACGACCTGCCACACGAAAACCAGAACTATCTGTGTAAGCCTTAGTTGCGTTGTTGTGTTTCAGTTCAACTGCGCCACCCAACACCCCGTAGATCATCCAATGGTTATTGACATCGTTGTAGATGCCCCAAGCATTGGCATCGTCGTGCATAAACACAACACGACCGTTGATAGAAAAACCATCCCAAGAAGCGACGTTCGCTGTCTGTATGGTTCCATAACTTCCTGTCACGGTTGTCCGCAACTGACCATGCACTCTCAACCTGTTGTCAATTCCGCCTTCAGCGGTAATGCGAATCTGCTCACGATCGGCCCATGATGTGCTGTTGCTGTCCGATGAAATAATCATCAAACCACCCTCGGCTGCTAGCCACACATACTCCCCACTAGCGTTGCCTGCAAGATTCCAACCGTCACCACCCTCTAAAGTGAGGAAGGTGCCGTTGTCGTTTTTGATGGAGTCAGTGGTCAAGGTACCATTTATTGCTACATTTCCAGTTATTGTTCCGCCCGACAACGGCAAATACGAATGGCTATGGCTAGAAGCCGCCTTGCCATCCAACGACGACTGCAAGTTGTCAACATTCGCAATCGTATGATTATGACTGTCATCATTGACCGTCACCGACAACGTACCATTAGACAACTCAGTCAACGTCACCGAACCCGACGCATCACCAGACAAGGTGATCGTCGGAGACAAACCATTCGGCACATCATTCGACCGGCCAGCACCCAACACCAAAATCTCACCAGTGGAAGCATCAGACCTGACAACACGCCCAATCTTCTGCACCAACTCCGACGCACCCGTCGGACGCACATCAGTCAAACCACCCGACACCGCGACATACAAACTGTCATTCACCGAATACGACGACGTATCCACCTGACGAACAACACCAAGAATCGTCGCAGACCCCTCAGCATTATCAGCCAAAGTTTCATCCAACAAACCCAACGCAGGCATAGTGCTGGCTGTGCCAGCCAACGAAGCCTGCACCTCCACAGCCCCCGAAGCACCAACAGAACCAGTCGCATACACAGGTGTGCCCTTAGACAAAGAACCACCCGAAGTGTTCTTTACCTGAATGTGTGTCGCCCCCTGAAGATCACCCACAAACTCTGTTGCCGTGACAGTACCGTCAACCTCCAACTCCGTTGAAGGTGACGTAGTGCCAACACCAACACGCTCATTGACATCGTCAATGTGCAAAGGTGCCCCGTCCAGCAGGGCGGTTTCGATTGCTTCAACAGCCGAGTTGACGTTCGTGTGTAGAACGTCGTGGGGTGGGTTGTCCAGCCGGTCTGTTGCTAGGGGGTCGGGGAATGAGTCGACGGAAGTCGGGAAGTTCGTAGTCATCAGTTGCCCTCCGGTAGATCAGGGGCATCCCACGTTTCAGCAGGAGTCCAATTGGCTGGCGCGTCACGCAATGCCTGACGATACACAGCCCATTCATCGCGCTTACCTGTTGGGTCGTCGTGGGCCTGCGTCCAGTCAGATTCAGACAGCAGCCGGTTGCGTGCGTTTCTCATGCGCTCAACCCACCACTCAAAAGGGACTTCTTCGGGGTCTAGGTGTGATGCTAAGTTTATAATCATGGCGCACGACCTATCAATGTGCAGAAAAACTCATCATTCCCGCCCCAACTTACAGGCACCGTATCGGTGACATTTGCCGCCCCACCTTCGTGGTAAAAGCCGATAATCGTATCGCTATTCCAGTAAAAAGGAGTAGCCAAGTAATTGGCGTTTGCGGAAGCATCATATCTGTGTGCGTACCCATCTCTTGTATAGGTATGGATTCCTGATCGGCTAAATCCGGCTGCACTAGGAAGAACTAGGCGCAACGAACCCCCGCCAGAAGATGAGGAATACCTGAAGCCCGCTCTGACTATTTTCAGGTCGCCCACAACTAGGTAATAGCCGTAGTTGAAACCCGTAGTGGTTATCGAATTTCCGTTGAAGTCCCAAGAGGGGGTGAACGCAACCCACTCGCCAACCGGTGTTCCCCCAATACGCAGACTACCTGAAGTGTTGATGTCTCCGTTCACATCAAGTTCGTAGGCTGGTGACGTTGTGCCGATACCGACATTGGCAGAGGTGCTCAAAGACCCTGCACTCGGCTGATGCAGCGACGCATACGTCGTCCCATCTATCTGAAACTCAATACCACCTGCGGCTGTGCTCGCTGAAGCACCTGCCCTGTTGAGAACAGTGTTGCCACCAGCATTCACAGTCAGGTCACCGCTCTGAATTAGAGCATTGCCTTCAACGTGTAGCGGCTGGCTAGGTGACGTTGTGCCTATGCCGACCCGCTCGTTCGCGTCGTCAATGTGCAACGGCGCACCATCCAACAGGGCAGTCTCAATTGCCTCAACAGCATCATTCACATCAGCATGCTGAGAAGCATGCGGAACCGAAGCCAGCGTATCGCTGGTCGTCGGATTCGTAAAAGAATCAACCGAAGACGGAAAGTTCGTAGTCACCGTCAGTCAAGCGTCAACGTAAGCGACGTAATCGTAAACGTGTCACCAGCAGCAACCGTCGAAGACGAGTTGAACGCACCAGTCCACACACAATCATCAGTCGGCTCACCAGACCCATCAACCGCATTCCCATTCCACAACGACCAATGCGTCAACGTCTCCGCCGTCGACACATTCGTCCACGAAACAGACGAAGTCAAACCCATCGAACCACCAGAAGCAGCATTGAACGAACACGCCTGCAACGTGTTCTCCCCAGCCGCATTCGCAGTCCCATCCTCACCCGGATCACCCGTATGCAACTTCAAATACGGAGACGACACAACAAAAGCCGTACCACCAACCGCATCCAACAAAGCGTTCTCAGCGAAGTTACTAATGCTCATTCCTGCACATCCTTAGGAATCTTAGGTTGCGCCTCACCGTCGCAACAACTGTCTTTAGCCCCACACGAAGGACACCTCCACCGACACTGAGTCGGCGGATACTCCATGCCGCACGCATAGCACTCCACTAAGAAAGCCAAATCGTTACACCGCCCTCAGCCGAGAATCCCGCTCACGGGCAGCCATAGCACCAATCAACTCATCCAACTCCTCATCAGACAACTGAGCAGCCTTACGATCAGTCTTCACCTCAACCTGAGCAGGAGCCATCTTATCCATCGCCTGCAACCACAACTGAGCCGCCCTAACGTCCCCATCCAACGCCCGAGCATGCAACGTGTCCAATACGTTCTGCGTGCGCTCAGGCGACCCCTGAAACGCCCTAGAACGCTGCTCCCACTCCCTAGCAAACACATCCTTCTTCTCCCACCGCCTCAGGGTCGACACGTCGACACCTAGGTGGTCAGCGAATCCTTGCTTAGACGCGGGGTTCCGTTCACTGGGTGCGGTACATAGCCAGTCCAAATACTGTTGCTGCCGTCTGTCCAGCCCCAAATCTTCTTCATGTGCCATCACTAGATAGGCAAGATCGTTACCCCGATCTTGCCCGCAAACAGTTCACTTCGGCACGACGCAAACCAGCCCCCATTGATGTAACGATGTCACCTATAAGTAGTTTCCCGTGGAGGGGGGGACTACAGGGGGGGAGGAGATAGTGGCATGCCTTCGTACCTGAAGATTGACGGAGTCAATCACCGAACAGCCAAGCACATGTCACGGGGTAACCCGGAACGGGTAACCCCGAAACAGAACAATACCGAACAGTTCATATCCTGAGAACCGTAAATCGGACGACCCGCAGGAGTCCCTTCATCGGTGCGTGGGTAGGGGGCCCATGCGCCCCATCGCATACTCGGGTGTTCGATCGATGACTGGCAGGAACCGGCCCCGCCACTGGCCCGGTGTCCCTGCAGGGACACCCAACCGGCCCCAACTAGCCACACCACGACAGCGGGCAGCGGGCACCACGACCGGGTAGTGCCGAGGGTGTTGGCGGGCGGGCGGGCATGCTGCGGGGAAGAATGTCGGGGCAGGTCTTGACAGACCCCGTGTGTGTGTGTGCATAATGTGTGGGCCGGGCACTACGGCCCGGCACATACACACACAAGGGGAACACCCAATGAATGAAGAAACCATGCACACGCTCGGCGAGGCTGCGGCCGCCTACCACGCGGCCGAGACAGACCATGCGGCCGCTACTGCGGCGCTACTGTCGGCGCAGGGCAGGATGGCCGAGACACGGCCGGTCTATTTCTCGGCTATTGCCGGGGCCATTGCCGAGGATGCGGGCGTGCGAGACATTGCCCGCACTATCGGGGCGCGGTGTGGCCGCAGTAAGACGACCACGGAACGCGACATCGCCCGCGTAGTCGTCATGACGGCGACCGGGTGGGATGACGCGCAGACCGTCACCGAGACACCGAACGTCGGGCAGAAGAACGGCCCAACGTGCGCGGCGCTGAAGGCTGCG